TTCTAGCTGCAGCATATAGGCGTGTAATTCTAGGTCTAGATACACCCATAATTTTCGACAAATACGTATGGGTTCCATCTATTAAACGTGTTTTATTTGATTCATTAGCATGAGTCATACAGAATGCTATTACCCTAAATTCATTTGCATTTAAAGTAATACCATCATTAATTATATCTTTTACAACATCTATAACATTTCTATCCAGAAAGTCATCTTCAAATTTTGATATCACTTCAAAGTCATCAATAGAATTTTTGTCTAAATCTGATATTGCCTGGTCTTTTTCTGATTTCAATTTAGTGCTTGACAATGAATGTCTAGAATAAAATCTTTTTTGTTTCTGAAAATTCCATAATACCCATTTTCTAGCCCATCCAGTTTTGGGATTCTTACCAAATAGATATTCAGTAAGATACGCTGATTCACCTATTCTATATCCATTATCTTCGTCAATTAATGATTCTATTACTCGAGATTCCAAATCCATTATTAAGTCGTCCATAACAACATAACCATTGCCAACTCTATAAATGGCATTGTTAGCTAACTTAATAAGACTTGGCCTAATCATCTCCAAGAGAAGTTTAGTGGACTCATTTCGATTAATGTTGAGCCTAATTCTACAGGCTAAGATATTGATTACTATATTACGCGATCCAGCTTTTTCAGCATAACATTTCTTAACATATATGCAACTTTCACACTTCTGTTTATTATCGTGTGAATAGTTCTGTGTCATGCTGTTACCATGATTCTTTAATCTTTTTACATTTTGGACAATACTTAACCCATCTCATGTTAGAATTATCAAACGTTAGTATCCAACGATGGCCGCTATAAAAGCATGGAGTAAACAATCCATATACTAATATAGACAATAAAATTATTGTAACAGCAGCCACCGAATACGCAAAAAATTCAATCATCTGATATTATATTCTATATCAAACACCTTCTGTGTCATTCTCAAATTTGCTTGTAATAGACTTTTCCCAAAGAATACAGCCTTTTCAAGCTCTGTAATAAACAGTGATTTGTATCTACCACTAGGCATCAAATCTGATGCCATCTTGGTAGCATCATCCATAATTTTATGATACTTGGTCATATCCTCATGACCAGCCTCATTTAATTCGCTTGTATCAATCATAATATCTCCTACAGTTTTTCTCTTGGCATTCGTACACATGTACTACCATCCCATGCTTCATAGTATTCAAGACCATAAAACAAAGATGGCATCTCTTTTTCCATGATTCGAGCAATCTGCACATAAATACTACGAATCACAGCCTCCGCCTGTTCATTTGCACGTTGAACAATCGTATTCCAGATTGTTCTAGCATTTTCACTTATAGTCATGATAGCCTCAGTACAGATAGGTAGAATATCTCTAGCTGCACCTCGAGCCGCCTTTCGCAACATGCGCTTCTGTTCTTGTGGTGGATACTTACTCAAAGTTTGTTTAAATCCATCATGTTTGGACAAATCATCCATAATCAAATTGAGCAATTCCTTATATGCCTCTCTGGATTGCTCTATCTTTTCTTCGAATTTGAACTTAGTCAATGGATCTAGTTGTGCCAATGGTGGAACAACAAATCCAGGGTCCCAAGTTCCTTCCTCTTCCTCACGTTCAAAATCACAATATCGTGTAGATAATTGTGAGTATGCCACACCAACCCGATGCCTCACCTGTTCGTGACTAAAACCACGACCAGCACCCACTATCACAAATGTCCAGTTTGGGTGTTCAACCACTGAATTTCCAGACCATACAGTCTTACCATTTCTACGTACATATAATGTATGATTTGGAACCTCAGCACAATATACTTCGCCATCCCAATCATCTACCCAATATGTTTTAGATTTATGTTTGTCAAATTTATTGAACTCTGGTTTAAGATATTTGTCACGTATTACATGAATTCTATATAACCTATTATTACCCATTGAACTAGAATTAGACCTATAATCCTCAGTATAGCACTCTGCCTGTGAAATATTAGCTGCTAATCCAATATGAAGACACAATTGTTGAAATTGTCCAGCAAGAACTTCACTGGTAGTATCGTAAACTGCACCCCCATTGTTGCTAAAAGAACCATCTGACTGCAATAGGCCATCATACAATGCAAACAATGAATCTTTAGGGAGCAATTTAAATAACTTTTGTGGTATAATCTTATTACCATCTTCGTCATAAATCTGTCTAAACAATTCTATAAATGAGTCACTAACATTGACCACAAAATTATACTTATTCTCTTTGAACTCATATCCACACAACTGAGCCAGTCTTTTAAGATAAGATATTTTTCTTTCAAGCCTAATATTAAATCTTATAGAACATGAATCATTATATACTGTTCCATCACCAATGGTAAATCCTAATAGTGCAAACTTACTAGTATCCCAACAATTATCATCTATAAATTCTGAAGATGGATCCCATGCAAGCCCACCACCCTTAAAATATGCATGTGACTTATTATTAATATCTGATGCCTGTATAAAATCGAAATTTTCTTTCTTACGACCATCTTTGGTAGTTGTAATACATGTATACATTTTATGATCTGGAGTAACCAATAAATCTACACCCTTACCTTCAACTCTAAACATTCTACCATTGTGGTGATAATTTATAAGTTTACTTGGTTTATGATATTCAATTTGTGATTTCTTATTTAATGTTGCTAATTCATCGTTATATGTTACATCTTCCCAGTATTTCCACCCATTAGATGTTAAAACTTCTGTTTCTGAGTCATAACATCCATGTGCCGGTCCCGGCCTAAAATTACCATCTTTACCACGTCCAAGCAAATTTTGAATATAATCGAAATTTGTTTTAGATCCAGCCTTTTGACCAAAGGACATATAGCAATTTCTACCGGCCAACTCAACTACTGTCTCGGCGTCAGTTCCATCCATAGGCGTAGGCCAATCCAGGCCCTGTTCTTCCAAAAACGCTTCTAGTCCCTCCTGGACTACAGATGGTCTCTCAACAAGATATACTTTTGGCTCATATACAATACGCATGAAATTCCTCTTTATCTACTCTTTACCAACGCCGGTTGAACCAAATCCAGTGCTTCCACGCACCGTCTCTGGTAGACTATTTACCACATCGATATTTGGGGTAACTCTGGGAGTGATAACAAGCTGTGCAAGCCTGTCACCATTAGACACAACATGTGGTTCTAATGTCGGATTCCAGATAAAAATTGATATTTCACCAGTATACCCTTCATCAATCGTACCACCCATCACAAATAGCTTCCTCTTCGCGAAGGTGCTGGAGCGTGGTCTAATGTCACCCCAATATCCATCAGGTAGTTTGATATAAACTCCTGTACGAATATTGATCATTTTTTGTGGGAGGATGGTCATATCACCATCAGGCAACCAAAGCTTGAGATCGTATCCAACATCGCCATGTTTTGCTGGTTTTGATATAGGGTCATCATTAGCACACTCGGGATGAACCCTAACCATCAATTTGATATTATTTGACTCTAACATGATCTAACACATTCCTTTTCCATAGCATACGCTTTTTCATAACCAGCTAGTGTATTGTATGCTTTAGACAATGAAAGCTTTTTTGATTTTACATCGTTTATCATAGCTCTCAATGTCTTATATGCATTGGTAATGTCTGATCCAAAGTTATTTACATCGTGAACCTCGACATTTGGTGAGCTTGATATGTATTTCATATACACAGAATCTTTCATATCTGTGATTATGAACATTGGCTTTTCAGTCAGCTTACCCACATACAGTTCGATAGGAGTACCAACAGATGTCTGCCCCTTTACAAACCTACATACTATGATATCTGATTTCTCCATGGCCTTCATGTTTACATCATGAATGAATTCAGCCATGTCTTTATCTATTGTTCCACACTTAAATGGTGCTTGTGGATCAAAAAATCCAATATCAGACGCAGTTGGATCTCCTGAATGTATATCCAAAAGCCTTTCCTTCCACGAAGCACCTTTATCTTCTTCATAATCTATTGGTCCAGCAAGATAACAAATGATACTCATTTCTTGACTCCTATTATTTTAGCAAACTGTGTGACAGCATGGCTGATATCAGAATTCATTACAGTATAGTATGGTATACCATAATAAAATATTAATTTTTCCATGCCATCGATCATCTTTTGTTGAGATACAACTTTTTTATCAAATTTGTCTAGTTCATCTTGATCGTCTCGAGCACGAAGCTCTGCCCGTTGACGAAGATGATCACCAATGACTTTGATGAATACACCAGATCCTTCACCAGCCAATTGGTTATCTAACATCCACTTAACTTGATCATCAAATCTTGGGCAGCTATCCAATATTATGACTTCAGCTCCTTGACTCTGACGTTTTTGAATTAATTTTAATATCTCTTCACGCATCAAATCTTCCAATGGGAACAAATTACCCTTAGACATATGCTGTAATTCTTTTTCAGATGACAGACGACGAGCTATGTCTCCAGTAATTATATGTGCTATAATTTCTCTACTTGAATCGATTAATGCCTTAACTATGGTAGTTTTCCCCGAGCATGGTAAACCAAACATACCGACGATTCTTCCAGATTGATGTTTCATGCTGCAATGGCCCCATGAAGTTTACCCAAACCCATTGGACCTATGGTATCTTCAACTAAAAGGTTGGCGTCTCCAGGATCAGCATGCAATCTAATATCTAATTCGAATTCTGATGCTCCACCACGCCTTTTTGAAACAAATATCTTTCTATTACCCTTTGAATGACCATCTTCCTCAATTTGTTTTTTAGTTTTCTTTTGAATGTACACAAAATTATCACAATCCTGAATAATTTGATAAGAACCAGCAATTTTATGTTGTCCTTGTGCCATCTTATCCCTATTCAATTGTGCGACAATGAGAGCAATTAGTCCGTCACCAACCATCTTATTCAAAATAGCTTTAGACGCATTACCTATGACTTGCTCTCGACTCTCTCTCTGTTGATCTGGAGATGATGTTACCAATTGAACATAATCCCATATTATAGCTTGGATACCATATTTCCATCGATATTCATCTACAATAGATAGAATCTCATCTATATGACCCTCTGATGGTTTAGCATAATACATTCCAGATCTAGATATAATTGTTATTGCATTTCGTACTTTTTCACCTTCGTCTTTTGATAATTGCCCAGATTGTATTCTACTATTATCAATCTTAGTTATCATAGACACGAGACGCATCATGTTCTCGCGACTCTTCATCTCTTGCCCAATCCACAAAAGAGGAACGTTTAAATCTATAGCCAGACATTTAGCTATGTTCATTGCCAACAAAGATTTACCTGATCCAGAATCCCCACCAATAACAGTATAATGTGGCTGTATTCCACCAAGAATCAAATCAAGACTCGGCAATTGGTGAAAACTGTGTCCTATAATAATACTACCACCGTTTTTATGTCTATCTTTAATCTCACCATATACTTCACTAGCTAATTCTGATGGAGTCCTGGCTTGCGGTCTTACTGACGATATTGTACTAATTAAAGTTTTACGATGTGATTCAACAATAGACGTAAATGATTGTGTTAAATCACCAGCCTTCACAATCAAATTGCTTGCCTGATCTATTGAAGAACGCCTACGCCACATGTCCAGAACTTTATCGCATGCAATGGCCTCAGGATATCTATACGTATCAGACAATAACTTATTTAGATTATCATGAAAAATCGGATTTGGGTTCCTAGCCATCACATCGTCAATAACCGACTGTGGCGTGTAATCACCGCCATATTTATTTTGTGCAGAAATACATGACCTAAAAATAGCCGCAAAAAACTGATTCGAAAATGATTCTGGTTTTACACCATTAGACTTTGCAGCAGCCAACGCTGCTGGATTGTCAATACAATACATTACCAACGATTTCTCAGCTTCCACATTTACTAATTGTGTATTCTGACTAGCCTTGATTCCAGCTACAAAGTCAATTATTGATTCTTTGGTCGAATTTGTAATACTGGCAATGTATGTTGCTGCCATATCTAACTGAATACCAGAAATACTAGACAAAAATTCTCTTATATCACTTAGAAGTATTTGCTGATCTGTATATGTTAATGATTCTCTACCTTCAAATTTTGTTTCAACATAATGAACAATTGGTAACTTAGCTCTGGCTACTAATTGTTCGATAGCCTCATCACCATCACGTTTCCACATATCATGTGGATCAAGACCATCATCCGGTCTAGACACTAGTAACAAAGCCTCTTTAGTATCTAATGGCTTATTTATCAAATCTAAAGATTTGGTCCACCCCGTAGTATCACCATCAAATGCTGCGATAATCGTCTTAAGTTTAAATTGGCTCAGAGTTTCTAGCTGCTTCTCAGAAATAGAACTACCCATACATCCTGCAGCTCGAATAGCTATTGCATCTCTAAAACCCTCAACCACGATCAATCTACCATGGTTGTCCCTAATATCTTTCCTAGCAACATGTAATCCATACATTACCGATGGATCATGCAATGGATGACTAGCCCTATTTCCAATATAGGGTTCCATGCCACTCTTCAAACTTTTACTATAAAACCCAACAATATTACTAAGATGATTGTGTACTGGATACACAATAGCATTAGTAAACATATCGTTGCGATAAAATTCCAATCTTTCTATTGTGTTTTGAGACAATTGAAATTGATTTGAAATAGCACTAACTAAAAGATCTGCGCTAGCAGAATATCCAACTTGGTATGGCTCTATTTGATCAAGAGTGAAACCTGATCTTGATAAATAATCGTCTCTAATCTGAATGTTTTCTCGCAACCAATGATGCATAATTTCTGCAGCATACGCATTTATTTTAAAATAATCTTCAATGATCTGTTCTTCTGCTGTCTGTACTCTATAAAATCTATCAATATCTACTTTAAATTTTTTAGCTACAATAGCAATAGATTCTGGAAACGATACATTATGCCATATCTGAGTCCATGTAAAAATATCACCACTATATTGTTCACCACCCCAATCTTTAAATCTATCATTATGGACTTTAAATGATGGATTGGCCTCATCTCTGAATGGTGAACAACATACATAGACATCACCACTCTCATTTTTCCATTCCACATCCCCAATGTCATCAGATATCATCTGCATGAGATCTGATCTCTCACGCACATATTCTTTAGCACCCTGTAAATCGTGGAATTTTCTCATGATAATTTCACTTTATCAAATTCTTTCATATTGTTTTCGAGTAGATTAGCCTTTTTATCTAAATCATCCCAATCGATATCTTCCCATTTTTCCTGAGATTCTAACATTATTGAGAAGATTTGTTTAGTCTGTTCGGTAAGATTTTTACTATCTTCGAGATCTGCTCTAAATATTGCTCGTTCTTTTTCAATGATAGCAATTAAATATGGTACAGATATCTTACTTCTATCATCAACCTTCGCCATACATTGTTTAACAAACTCTATACTATCATTTTTAGAAATATCAAATATTCTATACAAATCAGAATAACTAAAATCCACCAACAGCCAACTAGTAATTAACTCATACATTGGTACAAACTGTTGACGCATTTTATCAAAATCCTCTGGTCTAATATTCAGTTCACGTGGAAACTGAATCATATCGTGCCAGAATTTAGAATCTTCAAATGTAGAAAGTGAAAACCAATCTATATTTTTATTTCTACTAGCTCCACTAGCCTTGGTGCCCCTCTTCCATGGTGGATCGTTTGACTTTATACCGCCAGCATCATCTTCAAACTTTTTAGATGTTCTCTTTAATATACCATCAAGAATTACACTATTGTTGTGCCAAAATATAGCCTTTTCCCAAT